TCGTCAGCAACTTGTTCTACGGCTTCTTGTGTTTCTTCTGCTGGAGCGGATGTTTCTTCAGCTTGGTTTACATCCTGAATTTCTTCTGGCATTTTAGCCTTTCTTTTTACGCCTTATGGGCGAGGTTAATGTTACTTATTTTTTTTATATCCTCTTTCATGTATTTTTAAAGCCATAGCTGTTGCTTCTTCTGGCGTATCAAACATGCCTAAGTTTTCACCTGTTTTTTTAAAGTGAGCAATAGCCTTTTCTTGGGATACTTTTTTTCCATTTATTATAGTGGGAATTAACACCTCTTTACCATCTAAATTAAAACTCATAGACCTCTCTGTGCTAATACTACCATCTTTGTTATTTACAATAGGTCTCTTTGCAAGGTCTATATTTCCCGTATAACTTGCTACAGGAGTACCTGTGCTATATTGCTGGTTTTTTTTCTGCTGCTTAATGTTCCAAGTTTCATGGACACCGTATGTGTCTACTTTGTCTAAACCTTCTTTTAAAGCTGGGGTTTCTTCTGATTTAAGAATAAACAAACCTTCTTTTCTTGGGATAGTCCCCTTAAGTAAGCCTGAAGCTATAGCCAAACTCTGTTTGAATTCTTTTTCATTATATTTAGAAACCTTATTATTTAAAACTTCATTAGCTCTTTCATTTTTTCCATTAAACTCATAATATTCAGATTTTGGATTATATAAAACATCATGTAATGTATTACCGAAGTTTTCATTAAATCCTTCCCTGTCCGTACCAGAGTAATCTAATCTATTAAGAGCGGTAGAGCCTATAGCTACTCTTTCATCATATCCAGTAGCATCTTGATTCTTTGTTTTAGGTTGGCTAGCACCCTGTACCAATGCTGTCAATTCAACTAAGTCTCTACTTGCTTGAAACATTTCTTCAGGTGTTCTTCCCATTACCTTCTCCTTCTACCACGACCTCTACTTGGTTTAGCATCACCTTTTTTACCTACCCTTGGAGTTCTGCCGCAACTACCTTTTCTTGCTGCCATGTTTCTTACCCCCCTTATATTTTTTCAATAGGTTCATAGCCTGTGCTACGGTTAATGTAGACTCTTGCTTTTTAGACTTATCCTTTATCCACTTTTCTGACTTATCTGGGTACTTGCTGTGTAGGTCTTCATGAATAATCGTATTAATCAAATCACCCTTACGGGGGTTTACTCTAATTTGTTTCTTATCAAAGTCTATGTCACCATAGTCGTGCATACGGGTATCAACTACTCGCTTATAAGGTTTGTCCATGGTTACTCCGAGTCATAATCTTTAACTATTTCCTTGTCTATGTTTCTTGCCTTATCAAGTTCTTTCCTTAACCCTTCAAGTTCGTCATTGTACTTAACCTTTAAGTTAAGTATATGCATCGTAGCATACTTGATTACCCTTGCTTCCAACACCCTTATTGGATCTGTTATCTCCTGCCACCGATCGTCTATGTTCTGACGCTGCAACTGTAAGTCAGCTTGGATAATACCCCATACCGGAGAAGTGTCTAATTCCCCTACCACTCTCTCGCAATCAGATATTCTTGATATTAAATCCGATTCATAGTCTGGTAGTGAAACATCATTCTTTGTTTTAACTCTTGCTCTTAGCTTTGGGAGTCCTTTGGATTTTAGCTTCTTCTTGCGCATTACTGTCCTCCTGGGCTTTACTCTCGGCAGCCATCTCAAAGACTTTCTTTATATTATCTATCTTTGCACCTTGCTGCTCGGATTGTTTTTCCTGCACCTTAGCTGCGGACTTTAAAGCCCTGCCTTGTGCATCGGGTTTAATGCCATACTTATCTAATACCTGTGCCTGCTCCATATCGGTCATATCCTGTAAGTCAAGTTTAACTGGAGGCGGTGGCGGTGCTTGTTGTTGCATAGCTTTAATCATCTGTTGTGCAGACTCGTGCATTCTTTCGTGGTCTGGAACATCAAGTTCTTTAAGCATATAATCAACTATCGCAGCGGCATGATGAGGTTTAACAACACCCATCTGTAGAAGTGCCTGATTCTGAGTAAGCGTGTATACCGCCTGTGCTTTTTGAATTCTTGTCTGAGGATTAGTATTCTGGTCATTACCACGAACCTTTATAGAATACTTTCCTTGAATTTCTTCTTTGGTCAACTTAATAGGCTGATAACCTTCTCTACCAAAATATGCAAACTCATAAGAGTCAGCACCATACTGGCACCATAAGTCCCATATCCAGTTAAATAACTTCTCAAAAGACTCTCTGAATAAATCAGCATCTAATGAGAACACCTGTTGCATATTCTGGTTCTGCATCTGAACTTCGCCCAAAGTCCTTGGCTGACGCTTGTTAATCATAGACTGTAACGAGAAGTCTACCTGTCCGATTAACTCCTCAACCTTGGTCTCAAGCAACATCTGCTCACGCTCATAAGAGAACTCAACATTCGGGTTGTTATTACCCAATGGTTTGATGATATCATCTAATGGTTGCATACCCTGCACAGGAAGAGACTGTCCGAAGATATACTGGATAGCATTCTTGTTAACCATACCTGCCCTATGCGTATACATTGGAGTGTTTCGCATAGTCTGCTGGTCTAACTTCTGCATATGCTGCATATCTATTTCTTTAACAATGTCTTCGAGTAGTTCTGGAATCCCTCTATGGGAAAACCACCTGTCGTCTGTCAATTCATAGAATAGTTTTACGAAGGGATATTTTCCTGAATAGAAGGGAAGTGATATCTTACGAAGAACTTTATCGAACTCGGGAGCGATAGTGATTACACTCTTCTCTAACTCCCCGTCCCCGTTAATATCAAACCATCCATAACATTCCCAAATCTTTATCTTGCTGGTCTTGTTCATACGGTCAACACCTTCACGAGTATCCTTCTCTAAATCAAGGTTCTTGTCTAAGGCGTTGCCACTACCAGTTTCATTCTTACCTCTTTTGACCTCTTCTTTACTATCTAAAAGCTCTTCTACATCCCAACCATTATTATCACCACGCATCTTAATCTGATGCTGGTCTAACTCAAACTCGTGTACAATACATTCAGCACTCTGCGGATCATAACCAGTATCGGCTGATACATAAACTCTTTCGGGTTCTGCTAAGGCAAAGTCAGGATAGTCATAAATTATATCCAATATGTTTAACTTGATTTCTGTCTTACCAGCCTGTATATCGGATACTGCCTTTTCTATTGCAATCCGATTTTCTTTAGCGACCTTCTCACCCATATCAACATCGAACTTTTTCTGTATAGCCATGGCTATCATTTCGGGAGTTGTTTCCATCGAATAGAGTTGCTGTGCTTCCTGTACGCTTAAATCATCAATAGAATATTCCTCAATCCTTGTAACAATATCAGTCTTCCAATATGGCTTTAACAGATAGAACCCTTTTTCCAATGCTCGGTCTATGGCAATTATAGACTTAGCCTTAGTGTCCATTACATCCATTACAAGATGATCAAGGAATTTCTCTATTTTAAGAGCTGTCTCCCATTTACCCGATTCACTTGGGACGCATTGAACCACTGGTCTTATGCCGAATATAACATTAGATAGTGCGGCTTTAAGCTTTCTAATCTTTGTTTCTATAGTAGGCATACGAATATTAGAACACCCCACGAATGGGAAGTTCTTAGCCTTCTTTATCCGATACCTCATCTTATACCACTTGACATTGTTCTGTTCCCAAGTAGTAGTAAGTGCTATCGCATCGTCTACTTTTGCTTTGACGAGGCTTACCAAGTCTTTTGGAGTCTGTTTAGCCATTATAATCCGTAATTCTCCTTTACAATCTGTTCCGTGTTATAGGTATCTCTTTGCTCTTCCATATGACCTGCTGCGTAGGGTTGAACAAGTTGTTCGGCATATGCCATCGCATCTACAAGGTCGTCCCATCTAGAGGAACCAATTGTTAATAACTCATCCCTTGCTTCAATATGGTTCTCACCTATGTAATACTTGCCCTGCTCAAACAGGGGTTGTAACGCTGCGATAACTCTTGACTTCTTGTTTCTCGCACTTACCTGTGTAGCAGAGTTAGTGAATGTGTTCTTTAATTCCTGTATGGGTGGATAGACCTTTCGTCCATCGCACTTCTTTAGAAATGAATCAAAGAAACCTTTTTCAACACCGCTATTAGGGATACCAAGACCAGTGATGCTATTGCGATGCTGTAGAAAAAGGTTAATAATCGAATCCTGAAATTCTCCAATGGGTTGATGAGTCCTAATATAGTGAGCAAGGTAACGGTTTGCTGTTTGGTCACATACCACAAGTACAGCCACCTTGTAATCGCTTGTCTCGTCGTCTGAATAAGCTGGGTCAACAGCAATGACGGAAGAGTATTGTGTAGGAAGTTCTTTCCAGTAACGGATGTGTTCTTCCTTGATGGGTGCAGATTCATCGAACAGAGGGTTGTTAAGATACTCAGCAGAGAATCTCGTTGACCCTATTTCCTTCTTGCGAACCTGTAACTTCTCGTGGTTCCAAAGTTCTACCCATAGTTCCCTACCTTCCTCTTGTATCCCATCCTTATAGGCTTGATACCTGCGCTTCTCCCAACCATTATCCATTGAGAGTAAGTCTTCTAATACACTTAAAGGATGAATTACTGTTCCAACTATTATAAACTGACCTGTAGGAAGGAGGGTGTTAAGGCAAGCCTTGAATAACCAGTTCTTTAGTTTCTTTCGCTGGTCTTCGCTCTCTACCGAATCGTCAGTTTCAATATCATCGCATATGATGCAGTCAGGTCTTGCGCCTCTTACCTGCGAACCTGCACCTTTAGCCCTGATTACTACTCCATTGCTTAAAATTATGTGGCTCTCAGACCACTTGGGTGACCTCATATCCCCAAAAAAGGCTAATATCTTAGGGTTTCCCTCTAATTCCATCTTGATCTTCCTAAGAAAGTCTACTGCGAAGCCTTCTGAAGCTGAGAATATGATAATATCTGATTTCTTTTTAAATAACGCTGCCCATATAGGGTAGAAAACTGTGTCTATTGTGCTCTTGGCAAAACCCCGAGGAGCGGCTAGGACTAACCGCCCCGATTCGGGTATGAGTTTGTAAATCTCCCTATGGAAGTCTGGGATATTACAGGTGAGGAATGAACTAAGGAAGAATTCGATGAAGAATCCGAAATCTGATTCGAAAAGTTTATAGAGTTTTTGTGCCTCTTCCTGTGTGTATTGTTCCATTTAGCTCGCTAAGTATCAAGTTCCGTTTAGTTCATAAATTGCGAATGAATATACGCCCATTTCATCAGCGATTAGTTTTTTCATATTCTCTCCTCTTCAGGGTTAACTTCTTAAACATCTTTAATAAGTTTCATTTTGGTATGTAGTTTAGTGAGCGTGTTTACACTACTACATGGGGGGTCTTGGGGGGTGCCTATGCCCTCTGTCCTGTATGTATTATGTTAACTACGTAAGCACGACTCATCTGTTCTATGCCCTATAATAAACGTTATGTTAACTAATCAATAGGGACTGTGTCCTCTGTGGGTGTAACCTCAACAGCATCAACGGCTTGTAGCTTGTCTCTTATTAGCTTGCTGTCATCAGGCGTGAAGTTGAAGATCGCAGTATTAATACTATTATTCTCTTTATATAGACCGCTCACCTTAGCTATGTTTTCGATACCACGCATTGCTGTGCTCATATCGCCGAGCTCTTCACACTTAGAACCTAGACGTAAAAACTCGTCTTTAATAGCTTCTGGAGTGTAGCCTAAGGCTTTCAAATCACCTTTTATGACCTCACGTAGACTATATATGTTATTACTCTTTGAGGAGTAACCTGACTTGATACACGCCTCTTTAAAGCTGTTGCTCGTGGCGAGGTTCTTGATTACTCTGCTTCTTTTAACACTGCGCCTGCTGTTAGTCATGGCTTAATTTCATATTTTTCTTTTTGAATATATCTGAACTCATAGTTTTCACCGCCCCATATTTCCTTATATCCGCAAGAACGGCATTCTATCATACCATCGCTACAGGCTCTGTCTTTATGCTCGCAACCATTTCTATAAGTGTTTTCGTTGTGTTCTTTTAACTTATCTAAGTAATGTTTGTTGTTACTCATAGTTTATAGATACCTTCTGGCGAGCTTTGCGGGATCTAATCTTATCTAAGACCTTTAAAGAGCCTATATGGGAAGTATGGTTGTAATAGTCTCTGTCTGACTTAGCCTGTGCTTCATCA